AAATCGATCATTGGTAGCAGAAGTGGTGTCGTATACTTGTTGTCCAAATATCAACGCACCAGGATTGTTTATCGATGACGTGGCACTGGGCAACAAATCGAAAGTGTAAGCCACACCACTGTTGAATACTGGTGAGAAGAATGTGGTACTGCGATCATCAAAATAAGTTTGAGCAAGGTCAAAGGTCACAGGGGCATACACATCCCCATTGGGCGCACCCACTATTAAATTTACGGCTGTGCTGTCGACATCCAGGCTTTGACCAAAGTAAGCATAGTCGGTGGGATTAGGACTCACAATGGTTTGTACATAGTAGTAGGTGTCAAGGCCTAGGTCATCAAATGCTGATCCAATAGTACTGTCATCCGAACCAACTCCAGGAAGAACTGTTAGTTTGTTGTTGGGCAGGGTGGCCTGGATATTGATCACACTCACTGTCATACGTCCAGAAACTACAGTTATTGTTGTGCCAAAAGTGGGTGCGGCTACAAATATCAGCTGTTTTGTGTTATTGTTGTAGGTATAATCCACTCCAACAGTCTGTAACACAGTGCCCAAATAGACCACAGTGGTATAAGTTGTTGTGGCACTGTATATGGTTCCTATATCAAATATCTTGGTCACGCCATCGCCTAACAAGATCAAATCTGCTGTGGCCGATGCTGTCACATTAGGAATTTGAGCAGAATTGATGGCCGATATCAATCCTTGTACGGTATTGTCGGGTGCAAGAGGCACAGCAACTTGAGTATTGTTGATTCTCAGGGTGTCGCCGGCAGTAAGAGCAGGATTGGCCTTGGTTGTTGAAGTGACTCCGTACACTCGACTCTGATTTACGTTGCGTTGTACCTGGCCCTCCAGGGGAAGAGTCACAGTGGCCAGTGGCTCCCCGGTATACACACTGCAATTGTTTGAACAGATTTCTACAGCGGTACCAAATGCGCTTTCATTTTGGGCTGTGGCCGAAACAATCTTTTGTATTTGCTGGAACTCGTTGGTTTCAATTTCTATAACGTCACCAATGGTCAAACTTGTTGTACTAGACAACACAACGTCAGATCCCACCACACTAAATTGACCATTTATAAAGTCATCTGAGTTGTTCAAGAACTGATTGTTTAGAATAACCGAGATTGGACCTTGGGGAGTTCCTGGCATGGCATAAGTCAACTGTGCGACATCTGTTACCAAGTAGCGAATTACGCTACGATCAAACGCATAAACTGAACCAGCTTGATTCACAACTCCGGCATCGTCTAAGGGCGAGCCAATCAAAATTTGACGGCCGTCGGTGGCAGTGGTCACACTAGATCCAAATCTTGCAGTTGTACTTAGACCCGGAGCTGTGAGAGTATCTACATATTGCCAATAAGATCCAGTTGATACACTGATGATTGATCCAAAAGAAGGATTGTTTATAAAAGTCACTTCTGTGGTGCCAGTGTTGAAGGTGTAATCAATAAATGGACGCTGTAATTGTCCATCCACGGCCACGGTAAACGAATAAATGTTGGTGGCTGTGTAAAGCTCTGGATTGAGAGGGAAGGTCGTGACGTTGCCAATACCAGTTCCGCTATGGGTAAATGTTGCTATTCCGGTGTTGGCATCAACCGTGGTCACTGTGATTGTTAAATTGTTGGCCGGCGTGGCTCCACCAATTGCTGCTCCAAATACGACCAAGGTGTCACCAGATGCATATCCAGATCCGGGTGAGACCAAAGTAGGGACATAATCTCCACGCACAGAATTTAGAGAAAACACAGCGTCAGATCCAAGCCCACTGGTGGTATTTTGTAATATTCCAAAATAGTTAAAATCGTCAAGCTGTGAGACTTGGCGGCGACTGATAGAAAGATTTAATCCTGCAGTCGGAGTGCTGAATAACACTACCGTTGTGGCAGTTATGAAATAGTCGATGGCGAAAACAAGGTCTATGTTGATACCGCTTTGCAAATTATCCAGGCTCAATACCAATTGACCAGGAAATACACTGTCAATTTCAATAAAATTTGAATAGTTGAATATGTTAGTAGCGCCGTCGGTTATATAGACCACACGCTGATTTTCTATTTCAACCTTGCCGTAGGCATAGACTTTGTTGCCATCGGCAGCACTCACATACATCCAGCGTTCATCCGGGCTGATGGTCACTGCTGAGCCAAACTTGATTGCAGAAAAATCCAAGTCTGGTGCTACCAACATCTGAGACAAAATATAATTGTTGCTGCCGGGTATCACGTATAGTACCACTGCATATCCAGCATTGTTATTGCTGATGCTGGCACCAGCAACTCCCCAGGTACGATTGCCAAAATCCACACTGTTACCAAAGCCCAGAGTATCCACGGCATTCAATTGTAAATTTATGTTGAAACCGTAGGTACCATCAACAGTTCTACGGTAGGTGTAAACACCGCCGGTCGAATCTAAGGCACTGTCCTCGGCATCTAATCCAGGGGCTCCAACCAACGCTGTAAAATTATCAGCGCCTTGGGCTATGGAAAAACCAAGTTGGTTGTTGGTTATTGGAAATTCTACACGTAGTCGATCAAAATCCTTGAATGGATTTTGTTTTTCTAAAACCACCCAGTGGCCAGCACCATTGTCATCGACCCATACTCGTGCGCCGGGTACCAAACTGTTGGCATATGGCAAGGTGGCTATATCGCTGGGTTGTGCTACTCGAGCTGTTTGCAAATAGAACGCCAGTCCGTCTCCAGTGAGAGTAGTTTGATTGGTACTGATAAAATTGTAAGCAATGACTACTTGTGTGATACTGGGCACTGATAATACACGATATACTCCATCCACTGCATCGCTGAAATAACGAACAATTATCAGATCGCCTACAACAAGACCATGTGCCGAAGTGAATGTGGCCACACTGGTCTGATTGAGATTATCTGCTACTTGTGTAAGTCTTCCGGTAACACGTTCACATCTGTAAATGTTCCAATCATACGGATTGGTTTTTGCTACCCAGATTACAGTGCCAATGCCCACAGAGCTTAAGTTGGCAGCAATACTAGAAGGATCATCTAGACTGAACACAGTGATGTCTGCATCATTCAAATTTACATAACCGGCACTGGGCAAAGCAGTGTCACTGATGGTTGAATATGTGGTAGGCAATATGTCGGTGCTGGTCAGTTTGAAACTTTCTCTCCAGACATTACTCAACAACACAGTTTGATCTGCATCGCTGGGTTCCTGTGGATTGATAACTTGTATCACACTGGGATTTGATTGCAAGAGATCTTCAGTGAGCCTGAGTTCAAAAAAGCTACGATTGGCATTGGCGCCGTATGTGGCTGCCAATATGGCCCAGTTTTCATATATGTTGTATTCGCCACTTTCTTTGCCTAGGTCTGCACGAGTAAACAATTCAGCTGAGCGTATAGTGCCTTTGCTTCCTAGAAACTGTTGGTAGATGTTGACCTGGCTGACATCGTCAAGATTCAATGCAGCCATATACTGACGTGGACGGAATCCAATCAAGCCATAGCTCAGCAAGTCGTTATCGCGTTCTAGATTGGCACTGTAGGTATTATAACTGTTGGCCAATTGATCGGCCTTGTTGGCTATGTTAGGTAACAAACCTTCTTGAATCCGTGTATAATCAGCCGTGACCCAATCGTTGTAATCAAACAATATCTTGGGTTGCACAATAGTTTGTGCTGACCAATAGCCGTTTTTGTAAACAACAATTTCGCCCTTGGTGTACTTGCGATTGCTTTGCCATTCTTTGACATTGTTTTCGTTAAGTATAAATCCTTGTGCATCTACCTGACCATTCCATTCAGTGGTAGTGGCCGCTGTGATCCGCACACGATTTTGTCGCGCAGCCGTTATTGGATCGTAGATCAAATCAGCAAAAATACTGACATTGTCTAACACAACCATGTGTTCATAGTTGGTAAATCTCAGATGCAAATAACTTATGGTTTGATTTGAATTGGAAGTTACAGTAAAAGTATTTCCATTGCGATCTATCACAAGATCACGTGTGGGCAACACTCCACGATTTTGGTCCAACAACATGTTCTCTGGTGTAAGGCTTTCGATTGTATCAACCACTGCGCCAGCTTTGACAGCTATCAATCGACTGGCCACCGGATTTAGATTGATCAGGGTTCCTGTGGCCCAACCCTGTTGACTGAAATACAAGAATTCTGTGGCCATCTGTTTCCAGTTGAGTTGATACCCGTTTTCGACATCGGTAAATACCAGGCCTTGACTTTCAAGATATGCACCATAACTCAATATAAAATCCACAACCATGGTAGTGTTGGTAAACACATATCCATACGGAACTTGGACCACAATGTCAGTGTAGTTGACCGGCACACGCACTTGGGCTCCACCGCCACTTACTGTTTGTAGCACTCCGCCACTGGAGCTGGCAAAAATTTCAAAGTATGGATTGGTAGTACTGTATCCAAACACAGCATATCCTGTGGCCACACGTTCTACAATCAAGGCACTGTACACAATGTCAGCAAATGGCTGATTCTTGTACAACAACAGATTGTAACTTCTGTCTGGCAACAATAGGCTACTGTTTTGGCTGTTGGGACTGGATTTTTCTGTGAATATTTTTAAATATTGTTTGTTGGTAAAACTGGCCATTCTGTAGCACAGCCGAACGTCAATATTGGCCAAGTCGTCGGTCAATCGTTCGGTGCTGTTGCGACCCAGCTGTTGATTGTAATCAACAATCCAGTTGATATAACTGGCCTTGCTGATTCCATTTTGTTGTCCTGCCAAGCGTCCATAAACTTCAATGCCGCTGATGTTATCTTGTCCTGGAATTGGTCTCAGACTCAATCTATAACGACCATCGTACAAGTATTGATCAAATTCTGCGCTGAAACGATAACGATCACGATCAGCAAACAGGCTAAAGAATTCTGCAGGTCGTGTCAGGGCCAATAGGCGCATGACCGCAAATGGATAACTGCTGGATGTCCACCAGGAACTTTCAACAGGGCCGCCGTCTCCAACCACCCAACTCTTACGGAATGCGGTAGGATCATATGCGCCTACCACACTGTTGATTGGAGCCAACAACTGCCCTTCAGTGCCGACCGGTAAAACTGACGTCAGACCGGGTCTGCGGAATTTTATGACCACATAAGGTGCCACAGGATCAGCCACTAGGCCAGCTTCGAGGTCGTCCCACAATACCAAGTTGTCGCTGGTATAAGGCGCAGGACCATACCGTTGTGTCCACCAGGCAGGTTCTTCACTGAAACCTAACATTTCCCACGGTGTCAGATTGGGACTGATGGTATCATAGAAGTATCTATAGATTCCTCGCCAGGCACCCAGCAACGGAGTTTCGGAGATATTGCTGACTGTGCCGTTGCTGGTTATCCTGCTGCCAGCGCTGCTGTAATTGTAGGTAAACGGATTATTGGCTACATAGTCCTGTGCTTTGTAATCTAGTTTGTTCCAGCCAATCCAACTTAAAAAACTTTCTCCAAGGATTGCAGTGATCTCAGTCTGCGTGTAGTCTGTGGTGCGGAAAAATCCTGGAATCACATCGTCAATGGTCAATGGCACTGGATTGTCATCGGTCTTGAGATTGTTGTAAATGCGTGTTTCAAATTCTAATAGGATCTCATCTCTAATGTCGCCAAATGCTACAGTAATGCTGCCATCGTGACCTTGTATCACTGGAGTGGGATTTATGTAATTGGTGTCGACAAATATCCTTGGCAAATATTTGGGGTACAAGCCCATCTTGCTGGGCGTGTTAGGACAGAAATTTCCGGCAGTGTCGCGATATTCACGCAAGGTTACCACGTCGCCCACAACCAAAGGCACCGTGACAGCCAATGTTGGTCCGTCAGTTGATACTATATAATCAGTGTGGCGGCTCAGTAGCGTGGTTGTGCTTTGTCCTTGTTCTGGACCAGTACGAGTGAGGTATACCAACAAGCCTTGGAAGTTGGCCGATGTAAAATCATAAGTCTGCTCAGTATCAAATACATTGGTAGTGATAGGTGTAACTATATACGTGGTTTCTAAAAATACTGAACCAGTGGGCAACATATCACTCCAATAAAATGGATTGATGTCTGTGCGCCCTTGGGTAACTTCTGCGATAGCCAAGTCTAGGATTTGTGCCACGGTAGCATTTCCATACTCGTTGCGAACCACTGTTTCCAGCATGAGATTTTTAAACTTGATATATTCTCTGGAATTGTATTCTATAGAGGCAAAAATATCATATTCAAGATTTCTTGCAAAGTATCCAGCCAGAGTCAACGGGCTTGACTGTTGTAGTATTTGCAAGCCATAAGGAACAATATTGCCTAGGTCGCGTGTGTTGTTGGCTCCGTTGATAGGACCTTGCAATGCAATCAGGTTTTCTCCAATGGTACCATAATGGCTACGCACAGTGCCCAGGGTAAATGTTCCACTGTTGGCATTGATTGGATTGTTTTCTAAATTGATAGGTACCTGATAAAATCCTTGTGCGCTGACCTGATCACTGATGGCTGCAATTTCAATAATGTCGCCAGGCACTACTCCGGTGGCCTCGGGCGTCAAGATCACTGTGGTTATGTCTGTTGTGGTTGCTACTGAGTAACGACTTGGATCCTGGAACCTGGCATTGACATACAACTGGATTGCAGGAACTGTGACAGAATCATTCACCTTGACATCCAACTGCAATGGACGGCCTTCGTAGGTGAATCTAAATTGTTGACGAGTTATGCTGGGTGTAACGGCTGTTTGCCAACCCAGTTCTCTTACAAAAGCAACTCGATTCAAATAACGATGCACAAAGCCAAAACTGATGTCTTCTACTGCACTGACTGAATCTTTTACATATATAAAAGTATCTGTGTACAGGTTGTTGTCAAACACAATGTCACCGATGTTGGCCAAGTTAAGATATTTCAAAGCAAACTCCAGCACTGGGTCCTCAGGACCAGTGCCCGGAGCATAGCTCAGTAACTTGGTGCCTGTGAAAGTTGAACTGGGGTATTTGACCAAATTTCCAAGACTGATTTCGGAACTGTCAAACACGTCAAACAACGGTGCTTGATTTAAACTTTCCTTGTCTTGTCCTGATAACCATGTCACTCCATCATAGTAAAAACTTTTTCCTTGTAACGTTATACCACTCAAACATACCACAGTTTGATTGATTTCTACATCGGTATCTGTTGCAGGTACCAAATTGATAATAGGTTGCAATATCAATGGATCTTGTGTGTCAGGCATAATGAATTCAACTTGATATATCTTGTTTCTGACATTGGGATTACGATCGGCTGCAAAAATAACGCGAGTTCCGTTGATAAATGAATATCCATCCACACCATAGCCCAGTGTACCATTTATGTTGCTGAGTGCATCTGTGTTTTGGAAATCAATGATGTTGACTGGTTGTTTGCCTTGTGTTCCAAAATTAAACAAGCGTGTGCCAGCTCGGAATTCCAGGATTGGTCTACGACCACGTGCAGCATTGTCTACTGTGGGCTGTATGTTGTTGAGTTCGGCCGAATAGTTGATTACATCTATATGGAACCAACGGTTACTACGACTCCAGCCATTGAGATCTGGACTGGCTCGGTTGATAGTAAGATAGTCCGGCCTTGCAGGAGCATTCAGTGTGCCATCAAAATTGCCCACATCGTAGGGCAATTGATCAAAAGCAATACTGGCACTCTGCGTGTAAGTTTCAGGTGTGACAAAATCAGCTACAGGCAACAGACGTATGGCCGTGCCCACACCTTCCACGTAGTAACTTTGATTTTGGTAGCTGGCAGGATCAATGTTACCGCGGAAAACTACTTTGAGACCATTAGTGAATACTACTCCGTTGGGGCTGGTATAGTTGGGGCGATCAATTATGTCGTCAATTCTCAATGTGGAAGAGTCCAACGGATCTATCAAACGGATCTCTCCAAACAATGCCGGATCTAGTCCATCTTGGTAGTACAACACATTGTTGACTGCGGTCAACAAAGGAATCTGTTCAAACAGTCCTTGGGTATTTTTGTACCATCCAGTGCTGGCATATTGTGTGCCATACAGAATTGAAAACTTTTCTAAATTGTTTACAGTCAGCACATTGATCAATTGTATGTAATCAGTGCCAGCTACGTCTACATAATTGATTCTCCATACATTGTACCTCAGAGATTCAGGCACATTATCCCAGCCGCTATCTGTGTATTGGAATACCAGTGTGCGGTTATTGAGGTCAACTATGCCGTCGATACCAAAGATATTTTCAATAAAAAACTGCTCAACTGTTTGGCCATTGATTTGATCATACTGCAACGTGGTTATCAGATCCACGCCAGGAAGCTCGATCAAATTGTAATAAAAACTTTGTGCTGTGCTCAGAGGCACATCAAATGTGATGGTGCCAAGATCCTCGCCGTTGTTGGTTACTCCCAAAACATCTCTACTGCTGATGTTGGGAGTGGCCGGTAATTTTCCGTCGACACCGGGTGCAGCCTGAATCCAAAAGCCCGGACCGGTGCCGGGCGTGGCGTCAATTATGTTCATGGTACCACGCATGTTAAGTTGCGTGGCGCTACTGTAATACAGCACATCTGGTGCATCTTGAGGTACCACAAAAGTCACGGTTCCGATACTGGCACCATTGTTGGTCACGCCTGAATCCCAGGTATTGATATTGCCCAGGCTTGGCAGTGTTTTGATGAAAAAAGGAAATAACCCAGTCAGTGACAAAGTAAATGTGTAGGTGTTGCCACGCACCAGTGTCAAAGTAGGATTGGTCTCGTAGTTTATTAGATATGCAGAAATACCTCGATTCTGCACACGGAAATTTATGTTTTGTTTGTCATTCTGTGCCACTTGAAATGTATAACTGCCGCCGCGCAACAAGGTCAACGCAGGATTGGTTCCAGCTATTCCGCTAAATGTATAAGTGCCGTTTGCTCGTGTTACTACGAAATTGTCAGTAGACAAAACCGTGGACGAAGAAACATCCACGTCAAGAGGACCACTTGGCAACCAGTAGTATTGTTGATAGTTTACAAACTTATCAAAGTCAACAAATGGATCCCAGGCATAGTATTCGCTGGTGTACAGTCTGTCTGAATTGTTGGTGTAAGCGCCTTGCAATCTCAGTGCATCATTGATTCCCGGATAGGTGATTACATCATTGATATTGTTGGTGCCGGGCTCAAGACCGACAACTCCGGGTTCCAATTGATAATCATTGCGTATCTTGGTGGGCTCAATCACATAACGATCTTCTGGATTGACTCCGGGTCCAACACGACGTCCAACGAATCCTTGCGTTTTTTGGAATTTTGGCTCTTGTATGAGTTGATCTAGTGTGGCTGCCAAAAACTGTCGATTGACCGGAGTCTGGAATATTTCAGGTAAAAAATCGACCGAACGTACTCGTGCCATCAGATGACTCCGCTACCAGGAGCAGTACGCAAATTGGTACTGGTCAAGGCCTGTATGACTTCAACGTTGTTGACCGTGGCTGCATTGACAAAAATCTGATTGGGCGCACTGCGGATTTCATACAGGTCACCAAAAAACTTTTGTTGATTCAGTGGTACCACAACCACGCTGCTGACAATGTCCCCAATCTGTGAATGCAGGTAAGCAGCAAGTTCTGAAAAATAGAATGTGTCGCCAAAGTTCCATTTATCAATGCTGAAATAAGCATCCATGTTGGCCACAACCAAGTTTTTAATTTCACTCACGCTGGCAGTGCTGTTAGCAGCTCTGATGACCTTGATGGTGGCACGCAGTTCTTCTGTGGCTTTGGCTCCAAACAAAGGTTTAAATTCCACACTGTTGACAATCACGTTGTCGCTGATCATTTTGTAATCTTGTAGCCCAGCATAATCAGTGGTCAGTTGATCAATAGTCGGCGGCAACGGTTCTGGCACAGTGCCTGTGGAATCTTTGATCCAGTTTTGATAGGCAGTGTAGTACTGCAGGGTGACCACATACAAGTCAATGATGTTGGTGCTACCAGGATCCAACCTTGAAGTTAACGGACTATTGTGACGATATTGGAAATACAATTCTTGTCTGCCAACTCTAGCAATAAAATCATTGCGAAGCACCAACACACGAGTTCCATTGTTGGGGTTTACTGTCAACGAATAAAATAATTGTTGTGAATACGCATAGAAAACCTGGCCATCAACATAACTTTGTTTGACCAACTCAATGTCATCCAAGGTTGCATAGTCACTATTGACTATGCCGGCATCAACTAGAAGGTAGCGTTGTAAGTTGTCAAAATCCACAGTGCTTTGTAAAAACACCAGTTTGAGATTGGGGGTGACATTGGGTGCCACAATGTCATTGAAGAAATCTGGGTTGTCAGGGACACCATCACTGTCGGTGTCTTCGAAGCCCACTAGGACTTGGAAGTCATCTACAAAGCCATCGCTTTGCACAGGTTGACCAACGATGCGTAAACGTGTATCGCCTTCCATGGGCATGTTGCTGTCAGGTTTGCTGTTGGTTTTGAGTACATTGACAAAGTCTCTGATGGTGGTTCCAGTTCTGCTGTCAAAAATCTGTTGACCTGTAAAAAAGAAAAATCTAGTTTCCAACACGCTGCCAAAATAATAGTCTAGACTACGTGAAGACACTGTGTAATTTTCTCCATCAGTGATGGCCTCTATAAACCAACTTGCGTCATTGTTGATACCGGCGGTGCTTTGTGCGTTGGCTAAACTGAATTCGGCACCCACGTCAAGATTGGTGCTGGTAATCAAATACCAAGTGGCTGTCAAATTGTTGTAACCCAGCCCCCAATTTCTATTGAGCAAGATTTGATCTAAAATACTTTGTCTGATTGTGCTGTTTAAATCAGTCACAAACAAAGGAATCACTTGAGTGGCTATGGCACCAGTGGGCACAAAATTGTTCAAGGTCACTGGACCCACACCGTTGCTAAAATTACCCAGTCCTTGGTTGGTTCCATCTAGATACACTGCTGTGGGACTGGCCCAGATCACCAATTTTTCGTCGGCACGCACAGGAACTCCAGCTACCAATTGATTGCTGGAATTGAAAAAATAACCCGCTGGTGGTACAAATTTGACCAGACTTCCGACCACAATATAACGTTTATTGTCAGAAGTGTAATTGCCAATTGACTCAGGTGTGCCTAGTAAATTTTTAAAATATCCAGTGGTCTCATTGGCCAAGGTAGTACTTTGTTGCCAAATTACATTCAGTGCAATCAAGCTGGGTCTGGTGTAATTGGCGTAATAAAACTGTTGGGCCCCGGAAGCTATCAACGCAGGTTCAATCTGATTGGTAATGATACTGGAAATATCGTTGTTGTTTAACCAAGTAAAATTAAAACCAGGCAAATTGTTGGCTTCATACAAGGCGCCGTCGCTGGCAAAAGTATTGGTCGAGCTGTATTTGCCTGTGCCATCTACCAGATCCAAATAACGACTGGTACCTATGCTGGCACGATTCAAGGCCTTGCTTTTTAAAATACTGTTGTAGGCAGTGAATGGAAAATTGTTGTAATCTTCGCCGTTGACCATGCGGTTTTGTGTGTAGTAACGAGCTGGAGCACGCTGTTTGATTTCGTTGATGGTTTCACGTGCTTGAGCGTTGGTCACTGGTTGGGTAATACCACAGGTAAATGTTATGGTCTCAAGTTGTCCAGTGCGGCTCACATAGCTGATGGGTATGACCACACTTTGCATTTCTTCTGGATTGATAATGTACTGCAGGCCATTTGAAGCACGCACATAGCAACGGAATAGGCCCACTGGGATGGCACTAAACACCCCATCACCAAAATTCAAGTTGATCTGATCGTTGACTCTGGATGTGGTACTGAATAAATTTCTGACGGCAGGGACCAGTTGTTCTACCGCTGCTGCATAAACACTTTCCACGTACTGCCACTCAGCGGCCACATTGCCCAGGTTGTCTAACTGATATAACCAACGGTCCGTATTGTTGATTCCTTCAATGTTGATGTTGACTTCTCGATTGGCTATGCGTTCTGGCAGGTTAAAATCTTGATTCTGTAAAACACCCTGTTTGAACAAAAAGAAATAACCTGTGTTGGCCGACGCAAATCCCAGTTCGTCGTTGCGGAACAAAATATTAAATTGACCATTGGGCAAAGGGCTGGGTTCATACACAAATTCTTTTCCGGCGGCTGTGGCATTGACTGCTTCGAACGGCATGTTGACTCCGTCCACGGTGGCCGTGTAAGGCACCACTGGCAGGAATCCTGGGACCAGATTCACAGTGTATTCGTCGGTCCTTACGCCGAGTATGGTACTTCTTGCTCCAGGGCGGCCCACACGCTGGGTGTCGGTCAGGCTGGCATTGATGATGGCTGTGAACTGTTCTTGCCAGTCAAAGTTTGTGGGGTCGGCCCAGTTCACTGTGATATTGGCCAGGTTTACGCCGTTGTAGTCTATGACATTTTCTGTGGTTTGCACTGAAAATATTTTGAGATAGCCTTGTGCCTCTGTGTTTCGCTTGGGGGTGTAGCTGACCAGGTTGGCCAGTTTGACCACACTGTCTCGACGTTCTGCTGTGTCTAGGTAATTTTCACGTGTGTTTAAGTCTGTGCGGAAGGCCAGGGCCTGTCCCATGAAGGCCATGACATCCAAGAGGGCAATAAACTCTGAACTTTCAATGTAATCGTTGAATGTTTCTGGGTAATAAAGACGCAGATAGTCCACAAAACTTTTGCGCAGGGTTTCAAAATCATAGCTTTGGAAGTCAGCTTCTCTATAGGTTTGATAGATGCGTTTCCAATCTTCAACACCAAATATCGCAGTTTGTCTTGTGGTTGTAGCCATGGTTTTTCCAATTTTTATTATTTATGGACAGAATAAACTGCGTAGTTAAACAAAGCTGGCTTGCCGCTGAGATTGATCAAAGAATATGGCCAAACGTTGTGCGTCGGTGCTGGGCACCACTGTGATTTCTAACTGCAATAGCATGCCATTTTGTTGGGGAAATATTTCTACGTTGCTGACAAACACACGTGGATCACCGCCGGCCACACGCTGTATTTCTGCCAACAGGGCACGTTCTGTTTCTTGCAATTGATTTTCAAAAACAAAATCAAAGATGCTGGTACCATACGCTGGGCGACCCACCAATTCTCCCTGGCGTATGTTGAATGCATTCAAGAGATCACGTTTGATCAATTCAAAATCCACCAAGGTGAATTTTTTGTTTTGATTGATTGTGTTGAATCCAATAAAAGTAGGCATGATGTATTTACTCTATCCTGTGATGCGGTTAAATGCCGAAGTGGCTTGTCCAGCGATTCTTGTGGCCTGCCCCTGCAATTGAGTGACTTGATTCAATGCCTGAGATCCTTGTTGTCTGAGCCCTTGCAAGATATTTTGTGCTTGGGTTATATCAAGACGCTCGGCCAGCACAGACGGGCTCGGAAACTCAAACGACGGCGTGGGTATTTTGCTGTTGCCTAAAATACGTGTCACAGCTGAGTCCACTGTGCTACGTTTTACAGTGTTGTTAAATCCAGCTGCTATCTGTGTGCCCGACACCAAGTTT